CCAAATGCTGCTACTTCTTGAACGTCTATTACAGTTAAGTAACCAGATTTTAATTCTTTTAATTCAAAGGCCCCTCTCATAGCTTGCTGTTTTGCATTCCTTATAAGTTCCCTCAATTTCAAAACACTTTCTTCAGTAGGTTCTTCTTCACTTGCTGATGTAAAATACCCAATATATCCGCTTTTAAATACTATTTTTATTTCTAGCATTATTCAGCCTTCTCTCATTAAACTCACTTTATATATATATTCATCCAATTCTCAAATGTCATTATCTATTTCTTGTATATTCATTCTTTCAACTCCTCCAATTCTTCAATAGTTACTAATTTCCCACCCATACAGGCTCTTATTATATCCTCACGATAAAATACACCTTTATTCTGTTTAATCATCTTACACAGGCTATCTGTTGAACTCTTGCTTATTTTTAACGCTTGTCCTATTTCTTCTCTCGTGAATTCTTTTTTATTAAATATAATTTCTAGTTTGTTCTGAAATCTTAACTTTAGCTTTTTATCAAGCCCTTTATTGAAATGAGCCCCTACTTTTTGATTTCTATGATGGTAAGTACATAAATAAGAATGATTTAATTTGCAATCTTTAAGAGCCATACATTGACTTTTAAAAACTATATGATGAAGTTCTTCTGCTTGTTTACAACATACTTCGCAGTATTCTTCTTTTGCACTCATACTACTTATCCCAGAATACTCTAATGAATCTAATATACTGCCAACGTCTTTTAACTAACTTCTTGTTATGTTGCTTATTTTCTATCTCTAAGTTGATTCCATTTTTCTTTAGCAGAACCAGCGATCTAATTGCCACCTGGATAATATCAAATGTTTCTTCTGCAATATGAATTAATTTACCTTCTTTGATAGCTTCTATTAGCTCCCTAGACTCTTCTTCTATCTTTTTAGATACTAATTCCCATGTATCTTTTTCATTGTCCTCTTGTGTCTCTATATTCTTTCCTAGTTGCATAAACTTTAATTTCACATGCTCACCTTCTTACTTTGAACTCCTAAGGATATTCTTAATTTTTTTATTATTCTTTTGTTCATTTTTGAAATCCACATTTGACTTCCACCAAATATTTCTGCAATTTGACATTGAGTCATTTCATTTGCATAATATAATTTCTTTTCTTGATCTGATAATTCTCTTATAGCTTCTTTTAGTGAAAAGCTATTTATTACTTTATCTTCAAATTCATTGGATCCCACTTTATCTTGTAAACATCCATTCTCATTTCCAAACTCATATGAAAGTACTGAGAACCCATGCGGAACTCCTCTTGAAATATTAAACTTCTTATCATCTGCTAAAAATCTAATAACTTCTCCTCTTATAGTTGCAACTGCATAAGTAGTAAATTTGAAACCTTTTGATTCGTCAAAGTTATTTCTTGCTTTTAATAATCCTATACAAGCTATTTGAAATAAATCTTCAAACTCATATTTATTACTTACTTTAGGATATATCTTCCATGTGATATGGTAAGCTAATCCCATATGCTCTGTTATATCAATCATCTTCTTCACCTCTTAAACATTTAATTATTTGATGAAATCCATTTATTTTATTAATATTCCACTGTACTTGTTTAACTGCAGCTTCTATTGTTAATGTTCCACTCATATCATTAAGTTTAATTTCTGCTGCTTGCTTAGATATTTCTAAGTTTTCGTTTGACCTACCCAATGTTTTAAATCCCCCTTAGAATTTAATGTTCATCATCCCAACCTAATAGCTTTTTTTCTAAAGAATCATAGTCATATTCTCTTCCTTCAAAATTATTGAATTTTGAAATAGTATTGTTTGCTTCTTTAGATGGTTTCCAATCCTCTTTTATAGCTGTTAGTAAAGCGCCTACTTTATTTCTTATTTTTTTCATATGATTTATTATTTCAATCTTTTCAACAACAACATTAACAACAACATTATTTTCAATACAATATTTTCTGATAGCTTCTATATCTTCATTTTCAAAATTATTTTTAAGAATTTTTTCTATTTCTGTATGTTGTTGTTCTAGTTCTGTCTCTAACTCTATCTCTTGTTCTGTCTCTGTCTTTGGCGTACGTTCGTCGTACATTTGTACACCGTTAATTGTTTTTTCTTTTGTAATTCTTTTCCTATAATCCTTTATTCGGTCTGCTTCTGTACTGGTTTTACCAATGAAGTTTTGAATGTCTAGCATGTATATTGCTCCATTATCTAAAACATCTATTAAATTTAATTCTTTGAAAATTCTTAATGATTTTTCTACCACATCAATGTTATGGCCTGTGATAGTTGCAATCATCTTAGTGTTGTATGGTATATGTTCTTTGAAAATTAGCTTCCCTTCGTATTTTAAAGACTTTAAATATAGTTTCATTAATATATCCGAATACAAATATCCGTTGTCCATGCTTTGCAATATAACCATATCCTCTGTCTCATAAAAATTTTCTTTGACTCGCATATAATAGTATTTTTTGTTGTCACTCAAGTAATCACTTCCTCTTTTGAATAATTTTCTAATCTTTTGTAGATAATAAAATAGATTGATAATTTTATTCGCTCCATTCTTTTTTTCGCCCCTTTAAGTAGGGGCTTATTTTATTTACTCTAGTGGTGTTCCTTCAAACATATTGTTTTGTGATAATTCATTTGATGTTAAATTATTATCTTCACCAACTGAATCATTAATCGAAACTGTATCAACATCCACATAATCAAAGTTGCTTATTTTTTCTTCTTTAGCTTCTGCTTTATAATCTAAATCTAGTGCTTTTGCCATTTCTACAGTTTTAGGAGCATATTTTAAAACATCTAGTAGAACTGTTTTTTTAGCCATCGAATCAAAGTTTTTATACCAAACTGAATTTTTATTGATCTCTCCTTTGAATGTGTAATTCTTTGAAAAGTCTCTAGCGTGTTGATCTATTCTTTCTCTTGACCAAACTACAAAATCAAAACCACCATTTTTCAATTTATATACTGCATAATAATGAGTAACTTTTGTGCTAGGAACATCTGCTGGCTTATGCACTAGATCTTTGTGTAATCCATATGAATAACTAAATTCATCACCTTCTCTTACTTCATGTGCATATATAGCTTCATAATCTCCTGTATTAAGAGCCATCTTCAATATGCCTTTATATCCAACTTGAAAATTAACTTCTACAATATTTTGCTTGTTATTTTTATATGGAATTACATATGCTTCTCCAAGAACTGTATTAGGTTCTAATCCACATTGAGCGCTTTGCATTAAAGCACTTAAAAAACTTGTTGTATCAGCTTCCCAAAATTGAGGATTTCCATTAAATAAACTTAATGCTATTCTTGAAAATCTTTCTGGTGTCATTGTTTGACCTACTGCTTTTTTGATTTCAGGTAACATTTTTTCTAATACATTAGCCATTTTCTTTTGTGGTGTTAATTGAACTTTTTGTTCTGCTGCTTTATTAGCAACTAAACCTCCGTTTATATTTGCCATTATTCATTACCTTCTTTTCTTAATATTTTTGAATCTATTTGTATTGCTTAACTTTTTAACTTCATCTTCAAGCCCTTTGATTTTCCATTCATCTGAAAGCATTTTTCCTTCTAAATTACGTTTATCACTAGCAGTTGAATAACCATCTACTATAGCATCTAATTCTTCTTTTCTATCAACTTATATAGTTATCTTAATCATTTTTATACAACCTCCTTATTTACATTGAGTAATTTTCAAATTTACAAACTCAGTTTGACCATTCAATATAGCTGAGTAAGTTACTGGATACTTTTCTTTTAGAGTTTTGGTATCTAATTTATCCTTTTTGACTTCAAATCTGCTTATTTTAAAAGAACCATCTGAACCTTTTTTGTTATTACCCATTTCCAAGAAAATTTCTTGCTTAAGTTGTTCTTTCTTAGTTTCCAACTCTTTAATTTCATCTGAAACTGATTTATATTGAGTTAACTTACTATCTGTTATGTTAATCTCACTATCATCTGATAACTTTTGCTGATAATTAATATCCTCAGTTTCTTTTGGATTTCCTGTAGGAGCTGGTGGAGTTTTTGTTAAGATATAATTCTCCCAAAAGTTTTTACCTATCTCTCTAAGAGCTTTAATATCATCTTCACTTCTAGGTACTACTTTCCACTTGACTTCCTTACCTAAAAAATAAATTATTAGGAAGTATTTAAGTCCTGTAACTCCCATATACCATTGACATTGACAATAATAACTATCTGGAATCTCTTCTCCTGCCCACATCTTTTTTAAGAACTCTGAACCTGTTTTAATTTCAAGTCCAAACATTTCACCTTTAGGAATATATAAAATTTCACCTGTATCTCTGTTCTCCCAATAAGTATAGCTATCTTCTAATATTCCAATACCATCTATATTTGCACTAAAGTACTCAATTTCTTTATCAACCATCATGTAAGGATACTCATAGGTGTTAAGTTTTATCTTTATATCCTTTTCAAAATCTTCCTGAATCCACTCTCTAATAACTGGTTCCATTCTATTTCCGAATAAGGTATGAATATTACCTTCAAATTTCTTACCTAATCCCAACTTTTCATTGAATACTGTTAATGCACTTCCATACTTGTTATATCCAGCAATGGAACCTATTTCAGAACCTCCAATTGTATTGGTTCTAGCTTCCAACCATTTAGTTCGTTCTTCATCATCTGTTCTGGTATCAAAAATTACTTTTACACTAGAAAACAAATCTTGATTTTCAATAAATTTTACTTTACCTTCTCCAGTTAAATTCAAATCCATAATTTCACCTATCCTATCTTCTCAACTTCTATTTCACCATTTTCGGTAGCAGCAACTTCTGTTACAAAGTATTGATATTCATCTTCTGTCATTTCTTTCAATAATCTATCTTGTGCCGACTTATCTAATGACTCCCACTTATCCATACATATTATTTTCAACTCTCCACATTGAGCTTTAGCTACTCTCATGGCTAATTCTAGCTTTTGTCCTTCAGATAACCCATCAATAAGAGTTCTATTGATTCTTACACTTCCATTTTCATCAACTGAGATA